CGCACATTCGCGGCATCCGCCAAATTGGTTTTGAATAGGGTTGTATCGTTCGGGATTGCAGCACGAGAGGCATTGACATACAGGCCCGCAAGATCGGCCTCAATTTCATTTACAAGGGTACGCATGGCTTGGTAAAACTGGTCAACCATGATCCGGGAAACTCCAGATCCGCCAGGGCTATTCATCTGCATGGACTCTTCACCCTGCCATCGGACAGGGCAAGCCCGCGATTCAGTGATAGCCAATGTTATATTTCCAATAGTTTGCTCACCGACATCAGTTCGATGCTGTGCTGGAGCAATGGTAAATGCTGTGGCTGCCGGCGCGACAAAAGATCGGACTGTCTGGCCGATAGCAGCACGAGCAAGACTTGAATCTCTTGTTACGGCAGGGATGAACCCGACCAATTCCCTCGACACAATGTCAAGGGCAAGGTACAAAGTGGGAATCAAATTTGTGAGGGTATTTGCGGCCATGATTTTCTCCTTTTCTAAATGTGTTTTGGTTTACTAAAAATAAAAAAGCCGAGACTAAAGAATCATATTTGACCCTTCAGGTCTCGGCTTCGCCTTTTTCTATCTCCCTTTAGGAAATAGTTCTGTTTTTAAAAGAGCTTTTTTAGGTAGTTAAAACCCCTCCCGCCTTCATAAACTCCATTTTTCTAACATCAGATAGAGCATCAAAGGCAGTCCGGGTCATTGTTTTTTGCTCGCCTTTCCCATCTCCACCGCCAGGTGCTCCACCACCTGTATTGACGGGTGCATCGACAAAGGCTTTGCCTTCATCCGATTTACTCCATTCGGCAACGAAGTCCTTCAGAAGCTTGTCGCCTACTTTCGCCACCCGGTTCTCGCCGTCCGCCGTTAGAACGACCTGCCCCGCGAGCATAGCCTTTGCCGCTTTCAAATACGAAGATTTTTTGACACCCGCCTCAAGCAGGGCAGTCGAAAGGCCGTTGTCAACAAGCAAATTGTGTGCGACTTTGCTTTCCGTCTCATACGCTTTCTTGATCTTGTCGGACTCGGTTGTGGCGGTTTTCAGCGCCTTGGTTGCCTCTGCCAACTTGGTTTCGGATTCAGCGAGTTCGGCCTGAAGTGCCGCATGATCTACCGGATCAATCTGCGCGTCCTTGGTCGCTTTCTTCAGTTTGCCCAGCAATTCGGTGTTTTTGGCCTTCAGTCCGCCGGTCGCTTCCTCGACCGCCGTTTCGACCGCTGCATCAACAGCCGCCTTTAGCGCCGCTTTTGTGTCCAGATCCTTTGGATCATAAGCCATGATTTTCTCCTTTAGAGAATTGGTTTTGGGCTTTGCCCGATTAAGCTCTCGATATCAATACAGTCCCGTCATCTTCAAGGGTTACGCCATCCGCAGCTCCTATGCAATCGCATCCAGAATGATATACGAGAGCATCTTGTGGCATGGTTTTCAATCTCTCGATAAGTTCACTTACTGTTAGAACATTTTCATTCCCGTAATTATCATCTTGCATAGAACCTCTTTTGGGCTTTGCCCAGTTAGCGTACCAGCCGTTACCCGGAAGGTTTTATATTAGGATACATGGAAAAAAATAAAATGCAAGAACTATTTTTCTATATCCTTTATTCATTGTCAAGTAAATTATTTTGATTTTAATTGCGCAAGCGCATTTGCCCGACGTGTTGCCCATCTCTTCGCGCCCGTTCCCGGAGGCATTTTCTTACCGCGAAGTTTAGACACGCGCTTTTCAATAGTTTCCGCCGATTGTTTCTTGCCCCGATGTGCTTCTGCTGAGCGGGCTATTGCTTCCGTGCTTGGTTTTCTCCCCTTATTGGTTGCGGATATTTTCGCGCACGTTTCAGGAGTTCTTTTTTTCCCCGTATTGGCTAAGGCGCGATGGGCGATTACTTCGGGTGATTGCTTTCTTCCTGATAGTGCGGCGGATAGTTTCGCCCGTGTCTCCAGACTATGTTTTTTGCCGGTTAGGGCCGCCGATATCTTGGCCCTTGTTTCGGCAGTTTGGTTCTTTTTCGCCACCGACATATTGATACATGCTTGCAACGGCATTTTTCGGCCCTTATGATAGGCTAACAGTTTAGCACAATGTTCTGGTGAAAGAGTGCGCCCCTTCAATGCCGCCGATATTTTCATTCTCGTTTCTTCCGTGGGTATCCCCATCCCATCCCCACCTTCTGTTGAATTGGTAAGGTCATGGCCGGCCTTTTTATATTCTGAAATAAACCTGCGTTCTGTTTCTTCCCATTCACTAATAATAACATCAACAACGAGATTGATTTGCGGAGACATCCCCGCTGCTACAATAGAACGTATCCAGTTAAGTTTTCGTGTAGTTTTGGAAACATCAAAAGCCTCTGTCATGTGTTCTTTTAACCGATTTGATAGCTTGCGCGTAGTTTTTCCTATGTACCGAATCTTTTCCGGTGTTCGTGGGTCACATAATACGTAAACATGCACAACCTTTTCCATGATTCTCATTTAGCACGTAAATCAGACAATGTCAAGGGATTTCCATTGAAACTTAAAAGATCGGATAAAGTTATTTTCCCACTTCGCCAAAGTGCAGCACGCCCTGGGCCTAAAAGATCATTTTGATAACCAACTGAATGTCTGGAAAGGAAGGCCGAAAAACTGAGGTCTGCGGGCACCTGGCCCAGATCGCTTGCTCTTGTACCCGTGGGAGGCTCTTCGATGTCGGCACCAAGTTCTTTATAACTCTTCAATATCATTAAAATTTGACACCGGCAATTAGTATGAATTGGCGTCTGGATAAAAGGGATTTTATTTCCACCTATGGGCTTAAAGTTCAGATCCCATTGAGCACCGCTTCTTGCTATACAGATTTTGCAGATTATCCCGTCAAGGGTGGATAGATGGAAATATCCTTTCGATATATCCTCATTTTCCTTATAGACGGCCATTCGTGCCGCACTTGATATGCTCATAATCGAATCATGAACTAAGGCCGATGCGTTACGTCGCAAGATTGAATCCGGGAAACCAATTCCAGGGGTGCCCAGCCGCTTTGAACCGAAAACACGGACGATAATCTGCTGCAATGTCTCCCCCTGAGCAATGCCTTGACGGACGGCGTTCCCATACCTAAAAGCCAGGTCATCGCCTTGTTTTGCCCACCATGCCCTTAAAGGTGCCCCCTGGAGCAGCGTATCGCTTACCAATGCCCTTAAAACGGCTTCGGTAGGTATAGCAGCTTCAAGGCCGATAGTGGCGAATGTCTGAGCGGTAGCAGTGGCTTCAATTTTTGCCAGGTTTGATAAATCAATTTTCCCTTGAATATCGCCATAATACCCATCAATTATTGTGGTCGCCTCTTTAAGCAATTTCTTGACGCGGGCCTTTCCGAAATCGGTCAAATCGAGGGCAAGTTTCGCCTTTAATTCGCGCTGTAATTGATCAAGTATCGCCAGCACCTTCTTGCGCTCGCCTGCGATAAAACGGAGCAGGTTCACCTGATGCGATAGAGTTTCATCCATCAGTACAAGCTCGGCTTTATTCATATTGTCTCTTTATGCAAATACTCAAACGCTTCAAGCACGCATCGTACCTCTTCAAAAGAAAAACCACCATCCAATGTAAAACTGTCAACAGAATCGAAATGATAATAAATACTATCGTTAAATTTCTTTGTAATTTCTTCTATCGTTATTTCTTGCTCATCAGTTAAGGGTTTCATTCAATTATTCCTCCGTTTTTGGTTTCGGAATGGGTTTTGACGCTATTCGTTCTTGCTCATCTTCAAGCGTAACATCAACGGTTACCATTTCCCGCTTTTTCAAGAGATTGAAAAAGCCTTCATCGCTGAAGCCGGGTGCCCCCTGTTGCCAAGCCGCCAACCACCCGGCCAGCTCCTGAGGTGTAACCTCCGGCGGTAGAAATTCATTGTTAAGCGTGATCGACCAATCCCCTGGCTGCCTGGCCCATTCGCAGAACGTGTTTAAAGCCTTGGTCAACCCGATGGATATTGTCGCCGCCATTGCCGAAAGAATCGAAGTTTCACCCGCCCGATATATCCTGGCCGCTTGTGCCGTCTCGGTCGATTTGCGCTCGCTGGCAAGAAGCCGGGCTCCCAAAATCGCCATGCGTTCCTCATTTTTTATCATTTCGGCAGACACCGGGATAAGACCCTCGCCCTTAAACTCCAGAAAGCCAACGCTGGTCTGCGGATCCGGGAAAACCCAAGCCGCCGCCGATCCGATATAAAGTTTGTCCCCGGGATTCTCCGGCGTGTACCCGGCAATCCAGGGAGTCGGGAGGGTGAAATGCAGCCCGTGCATCAAGTCGGCACTCAGTCGGAAGTGGTGAAGATTCACCTCCATCAGATCAATAAGCGGTGGCTCATCCATCTCCAGGGTCGTGTCGTCGATCCCAATCGGGAAAAAAGGAATGTATGGCAGCGGCTTGCCGTTCATCAGCGGAAATATATCCGGCCCCACCTGCTCGTCTTCTTTTTTGTTGTTGATCCTGAACACCCGAACGCGGTAGACCGGCCCCTCGTTCTCGCCCGCGCCGTCCGATGATTTTCGGGTCACCAGGTCAAGGATCCGGTATCGTGTTTCAACCTCCGGATTCTCGAAGCCCTCCGCCGGATATGTGAAATCCTCCCGCAGCCGAACTTGCACCGGCACGGTCTGGTTGTTCACCCGTCCCGGTTCCCAATTGTAAATTGTTTCAGCAGCGTATAGCTGCATGGTCGGCCGGATGTTCATCCGCTGCGTGTCGGCCACCGTGAGACCCACGGTCGATTGTTCCGGGTGATCGACCAGCACCCCGAGACGCCCGGTCGTCAAATCTTCGATCGTGACTTGCTGCGCGAATATATGAAAACTGACACCCGATCCGGTCACGTCCTCAAGCATCGGTTCGATGGATGCCGGAACAATGATTTCCGGGTCCTTCCGAAATATCATGCCGGCGAGTGCCGAAATCGTGCGCCACGTGAAATTGACATAAGACGCGCGCATCCGATACGCGTTATAATCAGCGTCGGTCTGATCCTTGAGCCTCGGCAGAACAATCTCGCCGAGCGCCTTGACCGCCCGCTGGCCTTCGACTGTGGCGCGCGCGATTTGCCATTGCGGTGACATAAAATCGTGTTTTTTATGGGTCGTGTCTACAGTTGATGCCATGATTAATTCTCCTTGTCATAAATATATTCAAGCAGATAATAGTCAATAAAATACCTTGATATTATAAACCTGCAAGCTGTATTTTGTGCATAGTTTCTGATACAACCGGAAAACAATAATCCACATAATATCCAATCGCATCTGAAATATGCGTCAACATCGGCGTAGATTTCTTGTCAATTTCCCCTGAGCCACCCTTCAGGAGCTGCACGCCTTCAAAATCCTTGACTACCCTGGGAGCCTTTATGGGATCCACCATAAGCCGGACCTCCCCGCTTGCGCTTTTGAGCCTGCTATTTACAGCATTGATCCGGGAGCGCTCCCTGGGATTCGCCGCCTTCACCCGGAAGGCAAGGCGTTCCCCGAATACTGGTTTCAATTCAGCTTTAACTAAATCCCAATCCGAGCCTGAAACTTTCGCCGTCCCTGTAGCCCCCCCAGTCGCATCACCGTAACAGACAACCTTCCCTAGATGACTGCCCCAATCCTGAATGATCTTGCGGCATACGGCCGGCGTGTTGGAATTTCGGGGAATATGCACCTCTCCGATGATTCCAGTACCCTCTAAACCATTCGGCAAAGTCTGCTCTTGAGCGATAGCGCAAACGCCCGGCTCTACGTTAAAGTCAAAGCAAAGGGCAAGGGCCTGTTTTGGGTCATATTTCAGCGGCTTGCAATGGATTCTTTCATCGAAAACATAATATGCCCGGCCCTCGAAGGAGATAAACGAGCCTTCATATTCCTGCTGATAGGTCAGTTCATCAAGATCCCGCTTCGCCGCCTCAATCTCTGCCGGCGTTAAAATATCCGATGAAAACCAAGTATAAGATCCCCATTCGCTTTTAGGTCCTTCTGCGGCCATCAATGCTTTTGCCGCCCGGTCAATCTCATAGTAATGGTTTCGGCCTTCCGGTACGCCTATCAAATCGCACCATCCATTTCGATCTGATAAAGCCGGTCTTACATTTTGAATCCAGGCCGTCGGCTTCATATTGGCCAATTCATCGAGAATACCCCCATCCCAGGGCTGGCCCTCAATTCGTTCCGGCTTATCCATGCCGACAACCCATATCTCAGCGCCATTGATAAGGGATACCATAAGATTTGACTCTGAGGGTCGGCGGGAAAGAAATTGTTTAGGTACAAGGGCCTTTAGATCATCCCAGAAAATACGGTGAGCTTGATCACGGGTAGGTGCGGCCAGAAAATAGCGCGGTTCCCAATTTGTTGCGGCTTCCATTGCGCGGATCACGGTTTTGCGTTTCCCTCTTTCGGTCTTGCCCGATCTCCGGCCCGCAGATACCACGTTGAACCGGTGAGGACTTTGGGAATATGCTTCACCCGCCGGATGTAGCCTAAACTGTGTCCACCTTGGGGGTAATTCCATTCGTCTTAATCCTCATAGCTTGGGTCTGTTCTCTCATCTTGCGGGCTGCGTCATTAGGGTCAGTAGGAGCAATATCAATACGATCCCGCCATAGATCAGGCCTTCTATTTTTAAGCCAAATGAAGGCCGCTGCGGTGTCAGGTGGATAATATTTTATTAAATTGGTAATGACAATTTTCCCTTTTATTGCTTTAATATCAACATCTTTGTGGCTATATCCAGTAGCGCGTTTATAAAGGCTTATCGCAACATCTTGATCGGCAATTATTCGTCCCTTTTTTATGGCCCCTATGAACTCTGGCTTTTCTTTTATCCATTTTTCGATTGTTTTTATTGAAATTCCAAACATTTTAGCAAGTTGTTCATTGGTCAATCCCAGCATACAGGCGCGGCTTGCTTGTTCGCAATATTCTGGTTTATAGAGAGTTGGCCGGCCCATTTTCATGGTAAAATTATAAACTAATCATAAAAAAAGTCAAGGATTTTTAATTATTTCTCTGTCCTGATCCCGATAATAATCGAGCCATGAGTATTGTAATCACTTCGGCGTTGAGAACGCTTTCAATTGTCCCGGCTGCTGAGCGCAAGGCGGCGATCTTCTCGTCAGATTTCAATTCCCTGCCTAACAAATATTCAATCAATTTTCCCGATTCATCGCTTATCTTTTTCATATCCATCATTTTTCTCCTTTAAATATTCGCTCAGCAGCTTGATTATCTCGTCAAGCGCATTGAAATTATACGTTTTTTCCATATAGGCAAGGCCTCGCTGCTCGGTCTCCATGTGGTGGTATAGGCAGAGAGGTATTGACCTGCAATCGCTGCCCCAGGCGCCACGGCTGATGATGTGGTGAGGGGTGATCCTTCCGATGCACTTTCGGCCCTCGCAAAGGCATCGCTGCGACCGTATGAAATCGAGGTATCGAAGGTCCTCCTGGCGCGGGTTCTTGGGGATCATGGGCATGGGAGTCATTTAATTATCGCCTGCAGGAGAGTTGGAACATTATTTCATGTCCTTTCCTATTCCGTGGAGGAGCTCTTTTAGCTTTTCTGGTGGCAATGGTTTATAGCAGGCTGGGCATGAATCGAAGTTTTTGATGTCTTCTTGGGTAGTTTCCTTGCCGCACTTCGGGCAATTAGGGAAGGTTATTTTTGTTTCTTTTTTATTGGGTGATTGATTTCCATCATTCCTTAGCCAATTATTCAGAGTGGCATAATGGTCTTTATATTTTGAATATTTTTGAGGCTGGGATTTTAGGGAGTTGGAGAAGGATTCGATTTTGTCTTGGACGGCTTTCTCTCCATATTTGATTTGCAGTTTTTTCTTTTCTTCTTCGATTAAAAAAATATTGGAGAATTCGCCGCAGGCGAGTCTCTCTCTCTCTTTACTTACCTTACCTTCCCTTACCTTACCTTGAGGGCTTGTTGCGGATGACTCCCGCAATAGCCCGTCAATGGTGGGCAATGGTTGGCATATGTCAGGCAATTCTTGGAGATCTTCTTTTTTATAAGTAGGTTCTCCAAGTCTATCTTGGCGTAATGTTTGGATTACTTTAAATTTTGGGTCATACGCAATTAACTTACCTGTTTTTTGGTGTTTATAAAGTATCCAGAGTTTGATGTCAGTCAACTCCCGGCATATGCCAGGCAACTCCTGGAGTAAGATTTCTTTTACCCGTGGAAAAATGTTAAATTTCAAGAAGTCTGGCTCAACTTCTAAATAACCATGATTATCAAACCAAGGAATAGCCCATGTAAATAATAGCTTTCCTTTCAAAGAAAGAGAATTGACCTTCCTGGACTGCGAAATATTCTTAGAAATCATCCTTTTTTCAGCCATTTTTTCTCTCCCTTTCAACTTTTATATGGCATTCATCACATATCGATCCGAATAATTTAGTCCAACCTGACATTATTTCCCCCAATCGTAAAAGAAACCCATTTTTTAATTTCACTTTTTAAATTATCTAAATTCGATTCAAGCCAAATAGATTGATTCCCATTTTTGAACCAACAAAATTTTTTAATTTCCATCGTTTCAGCATTTCCTAAAACAAGAATTGCAGAAAGAATTCCCGTCTTAGTTAATCGTTCATACATTATTTTTTGGCCGATAGGGATAATTATAGAGAAGTTTTTCCATTCAAGCATCAACCCTTTGCCATTAATTTCGACAATTCCATCAACATCCCCAAAATTTATCCGTCCAGGAAAACAACCTGAAAAAACTTCTATTTTTGGCCTCATTTTTTTATTAAAACATCCTTGTTTATCACAATCCCACCGCATGGGATTAAAGCCATTATTTTTTTGATTGAACATTCCACCACACCACTTTAGTTTTAACTTTTGAACCGAGAATAATAACCGCCGAGGGGAAAGGGGCTGCTGTATCGCTATTCTCCTGCCATTTTAAACGCCCCTTGATAAATCTTATTTCTCCATTTATACAGTTATCCCACCACCATTCCGTATCTGTCCTGGCAGGAACCAAACAAACCACTACTGCTTCGTTTTCAGATTCAATTCTTGCCTTTGTCATCCACTCTTTAATTTCCCTTCCATAGGGTGGATTCATCCAACAACTTCCATTCCAATTTTGTTTAAGGCCATCCTGTTTTTTTGTATAATATTCAGGACATTTATGATTAAATTCGGAGGCACAAACATCGAGGGTGAAATGAAATTCTTTGTCGAGGATATCAAAAAGCCATTGCGGGGTTTGCCATTCGGCAATATCACTTCGTCCATACCATTCTCCGGCAAATTTCAATAGGCCGGCTATGGTAAATTCATCTCCATAATAAGAAATTTCTGTAAAATAAACTTCAAACTTATCCTCCGGCACCCTGGCCACTTTCTGCCAAACATGGGCCGTATTAGGGGAAATACCTGCTTGTTCGAGAGTTTCTTGAAGGGGGGTTTCAATGGGTAGGTTACCTACTGTTTGAAAATTTTCACTTCGCCGATCGCCTCCTTTATCTCTCGCCGTCATCCCACCCTGCTCTGGGGGAAGCAGAATTATTCCGGCTTGCCGGATAGATCGGAGTTTTATTTCTTGGGCTTCCTGGGCCTTTTCAAAAGCTCCTTGAGCCTTATAAAAAATTCCTGCTGCTTCAGCCATGTCTTTTACCTTAACGGCATCTTTTATTTTGGTTATTTTTTGTATTTCTGCGGAGGAATATTTTTGAAGTTCATTTGCCATGGATCAAACTCCAATCTGAAAGCCGCAGGGGACGGAGGCGCAAGGATGCGCCGTGGAAGGCGTGCGAGGCTTTCCCGTCCCCTTTGGCCATTGAATTTTATATTTTGGATTGATCATTAAAGCCTCGCAAAATTTATCTTATAAAATCCCCTAATCATTGTCAAGATAAAAATGCTATTTCATTCCCAATAAACTTCCCGTGCCGATTTTCCCTTTTATTTGTTTGAAATTTTTACAATAACCATCTCCCCCAAGATTTGCTGGATACCCGTCTCGCATCATGCAATTATAACAGTTAAGAGGTTGAACAATACTTATTCGATGATAATTTAAGCAATTAAAGGTTATTTTGTTTTTGTGCAATTTCATTTCCCCAACCGATCATCTACAATCCAAAATCTCCACTTGCCATAATCCTTCACAATGATTTTTTCTCCATCAGGAGTATCAATTACTTTTGTTAGTCTACCTGCACCATGATAGGGTAGTGTTTCCACAACTTTATATTTTTTCCCCTCAATTTTTATCGTTGCCATTTTACTTCCCCC